GCAATGCTCGCGAAGAATAAGTCCACATCGGCCGGTTATCCTTACTACGCTCGTAGAAGCTCAGTTTGCTATCAATATTTACCAGCTGAGTGGATTTCAAAATTCCCGGAGGCAGCTGACATAGCCCTACAAGAGTGGAACGACCTGGGACGACCAGATGTTTTAACAGCAGAACCGAACAACTTCTATGTAGTAAATTACCGCACAGAGGCAGGGAGGGACGGCTGCAAAGTACGACTAGTCCACGCCGCCCCTCTAGCCATGCAGCTATTAGAGTCCCGCTATGCGCTGCCGATAGTGCAAGCGCTAAGATGTGACAGCAGCAGACCAGAGGTAAATCAAGCCCTAGACGTCGAACATGGCGAAATCTTTTCCTACATGTCAGGTATTCAGCTTACTGCTGTAATACAGGCCATGATTGAATTTGCCCAAAGCTCAGGTACTGAAGTCATCAGTATGGACTATTCACAGTTCGACGCAACTATTTCATCGACGCTGATCAAGCTAGGTTTCACAGTACTGTTTGGTGACCCAGAGAACTGGGACGAAAACCAGCAGTTGATAGTAGAGAACTTCACGAATAAGCGACTAATCACCCCTTTTGAGGGGCTAAATGAAGTCCTCTTTCGTGGTGGGGTCCCATCGGGCTCTGTCTTTACTAATCTAATCGACACCAGCGTCAATGCACTCATCGCGACCTACGTCTGCCAAGACATGGAATTCATGGTGAGGTGCAATGGCGATGATGGCGTATTAGTGACGTCTGAACCGCTTGACCTAAATTACCTTGAAGGGCGAGCTGCTACACTTGGGGTTGACATCAACCATGACAAGCAAGCAGTATCTCCTGACTCCTGCCTGTTTAATAAGCAATACTTCGACCTCAACACGGATGGGCCCATCCCGTCTGCGAACAGGATCATTAACAGTATGCGCTATTACGACAGCATGATGAAGGGTCGCAAGGTAATGAATGCTTCAGAAGAAATAATCCGCACGCTGCAGTTAGTGCAAATGATGCAATTTCACCCATGCCGTGACGAGTTTCTTGCTCTAATCTCGCGACCAACCGCTGACGATGGTTACTCATTCCTAGATTATAGGCTGCGTCTACCAATCGCCCTGGAGGTTTACGGTCGCGAGACTGACGCTCATATCGACCCTTCGATGAACGTTCAGAAGCTAGACGACTCATGGATTAGCGAGGTTTATAATGGCGAGAATTCGACCTTCGAGTAGAACACCGAAGGATTTCAAGCAGTTTGTCGCTGAACTGGACCAAGGTGGTAAGAGGTACTCCAACTTAGCGTTGGAAGTAGTACAGAATTACGCTGAGAATCCAGAGCAGTCTGACAAATGGGGTCCATCAGAGACCATGAATCGAATGAAGACTGAGTTTCCTGAAGCATATGAATACCTAGTGCATATGATTGCACGTAGAGATTCTAGCGCGGAGGCTAAACTATGACCTTCCTCGAAGACGTAGAGAAAGAGAAGCAACTGATTATGAGTGGGCAGAAGAAGCCCACTGATTATCCGGTGGACAAGAGGGGACCAGCCGTCCCAATTGTGCCACCGAAAGTGGAACCGCCTGTCGACAACTCACAACCGAGTAGGCCCGTCATCCTGCTCAACCGTGTCATCGTTCGTTGCACTCACTGCAACTACATAAATGACGTAACAATCGAGGACCGCTCCCGTGCTGAGCTAGCGCTGCTGGCAGCCGAGTATAAGCGTGTCCCTCGTGGTACCGTCCTGGTTCATGTCGATGACCAGAGGACCGGATTCCGCTCCGAGTTCGTGATAATCCCTACATGCAACAGGTGTGGGAATCCCTTAGCGGGAGCCCTTCTTGAGCCGAAAGGGGATATTCGCGAAGTTGGTGTGGAGGGGACCCTGTATGCCGAGCGTGCTGCCAAAGTTTGGGAGTGACAGGATCGTCGTACTGGGACTCCAGGGTTATGGCAAAACAACCTTAGTAAAGAGGATGATCACGGGAAACCGACACATCATCTATGATCCCTTGAAAGAGTACTCTTTCCTAAATTCTAGGACGTGCTCACTTGACGTATTTCATGATGAACTTGAGCTTTTCGGTGAAGGATACGTTGTATTTGAAGAAGCCTCGCAGTATTTGCGACGCTCAAACATTTCGCAGCGCTCCCTCGCCTACTTTGACGTTCACCGACATATGTCACAATCGCCCATCATCGTATGTAGGCGGCCCGTGCAGTTACACCCTGATGTAATGGAGCTGGCTACGAAAATTTTCGTATTCACCTTACCTGGGGCTGCTGACCGCTCAGCCTTGGAGTCAATGGCTCCTGGACTCGGCGACATTGCGCGAGCTATACCTAAGTATGGGTATGTGTGGGTAGATGAAGGGAGGAAGGTGCATGACCGGCCCCTTGTATGATGTAAAAGCTGACGAAGTAGTTCTCGGTGACGCTGGTGATGGTTCTACGGTCGCTGTGTACGACGTATCCACTTTTCGGAAGTGGCATGCTTCTACACTCGGAATGAACCGTTTACCCGCCCCGGTGACTCTTGAGGAGTTTCCAACATGGCAGATAAAGTTAGACAGATCAATAGCAGTATTGGACCGCAATCTGGAACTAAAACCCCAGATGCCGCGAAAGAGCCTAATACAACTGTTGATAATAGCAGGGGCGGCAGTAATAACGCTGCTGCTACTACTCCCGCGGATCTTACGAAAGAACTCCCAGTTGTAGTGTTCGACGCCGCCGCTACGTGGTGTGGTGACGACGCGATGAAGCTGACTCCAGCTCAGGCGAAAGCTATGGGTGAAGCAGTCGGCGTCCTCGCTGGCACTGCCGATAAGCGTACGATGTCGATCATGACTATCGTTATTATTACGATAGTCAAAGTTGCTACATGCTGGGTAGCTATTTCAACCAAGATCAGCAAGAAGAAGGAGGCGCAGAAGTGAGTAACCGCAGACCGGCTTACCACAGCGTGCTATATCAAGAGTGTGTATCATGGCTACTTCCTGCCACGCTGATCGTATGGCTCTTTGCTCTTAACTGCTGATGACTACGGTGCTGGCAAACCGTACGAGGCGCGCCGCAAAGAGGTAAGAGAGCATGGCAATGTCCATAACAAGTGAAGTCGGAGGTACCGATATCATGAAGCCGAAGCTTTCGGTTGGATGGTTTATCGGAGCAGTCGTGGGGTTCATCCTCCTGATTGTAGCCTTCATTGTCGCGAAGAAGATCACTGACACTGGTGCGTCAGTTGTCGCTAAAGTACCAGCCGTCGCAACTCAGCAGACTGAGACCGTCGCTGAGTTCCTGATGGGATAAGGCGACTTGAACTAACAAATTCATTCTAGGAGTGTAAAAGTATGGCAGCAACCCCCTTCAAGGGCACTATCACCATCCGCTACCGCAGCGGACGGGTACAGGTTGAGAATTTCACAGCTAGCGATGTTGCAAATCAATTTGTAACATTCGTCGCTACGAACAACAACTTCGTCCAGTGCTCCAACGAAATTGGAGCAATTCATGACATCTCTCTTAGCGCCGCTGGTGCTGACACGACCACTCTGGCCGTATACGCCAACGGGGCTGACCAGAACATCCGCTACCTCGGGGCAGGCCTTGTGGCAACTGTGAACAACAGAATTCCCGCACCGCCCTCGTTCCGCCCAGGCGCATCCATCCAGCTTAAGCAGCTCGCGTGAGGTGCGTCATGTACGTTGCAGTGGATCTTCCAAGTGCAACGCTCGTAACCCCAACGACCACCCCTGCTTCGATCCTCCCCGGGTCGCAGCGTCGGTGGGTACACGCAATTGAAATATACGTCCGTGACCTAGGTACCGCCACCTATGTACGTATCGGAGACTCAATAAGTCAGGAGCGTACGTTAGCCGCTAACGGCGCTAGCAGCGTATATGAAGCCCCGAATGGGGGCGTCATAGATGCTGCATCACTTTTTGTAGTATCTGATGCCAATGATGCGGTCCTCGAAATCACCTTACTTGACTCTCGTGTAAAAGATCACGAGGTCAGGAGGGACTGATGAGTACTGTTGTAGGGTCAGCGCAGGACGCTTTCGCAAACGCGCAGGCCATTTTGGCCAGCCATAAGAAGGCGAGTTACCTGTATTGGACGTATGCTGATTTTGCGCACCTTGATACTAACCAGGCAGAAGTCCAGTTCACTCTTGGTGAGCCGCCGGTAAAAGTTGACTTCGCAACAGACACCGTTGCGCTTGATATCAAGCCAAACGGGTGGGCGTTGATGGAGAAGAACTATTCGACGACAAACCCATCAGGGTGGGCTATTACTGCAATGATGCTCGGTGGTACTAAGCCTTTCGCCAACAAGAAGTTCCTGCGGGCATTAGAGACAATGTCTGCTGCCTTGAAAAGTCAGGCCGCCACTAATGCGTCATTGTCAATTGGCTACGATGCCCAAGTCGCTCAATCGACCCCAGCGCAGAACTCGCTCGGTCAGCAGCAAGCTATAATTCAGCCAGCTGTTTCGACTAATGCAGAGTCAGAGGTCACAGAGACTGGGAAGAGGAAGCCATTGTTCCTCATCGCGATCATTATTGCCCTGGTCGCTATTGGCGCGACGCTGATAGCACGAAGGAGGAGATAACGATGGATGAGAAGAGTAAAGGACTACTGATCGTCATCGCGATTGCGGCAGCACTAGTCATAGCGCTTGCGTGGTTGAAACGGCGGGTATCCAATTTGCCTACTACTACCGCGCAAGCGGTGACCAATGTAGTCGCAACGGTGCCCGACAAAGTCATTAACGGTATCAACGCCGCTGCTGACTCGAAAGGTAACGCGATCGTGCCTAGTTATTCAGCTCAGGTGTCAGCGCTCCCGGACGCCCTTGAGGCCATGGTGCGCGCTGGTACAATCCTTACCCCAAGCGCGGTTCTGTCCTCAGCGTATAACGCTGGCGGTCAGTTCAAGGCTCAGTTGGTGGATAAGGGGTTACTGGAATCTTACGAGGCTTTACCGATCGTGCCAAAGGCATTAGTTGCTGCTGGCCAATCACTCGGTAACCTGGTAGGCGTTGACATAATCGGAGCTGGTGCTGCTACAGGCCAGTTCCTCGCCAAGTCGGTTGATCGAACGGGCCAGTTCCTCGTCAAGTCGATTGATCGACTGACGCCATGGTAGGTGAAACTATGGGTATCGGCAGAGGCGCTGCTGTGCCATTAGTATCACAACTTGTTTGGGACAAAGACCTCGTGATACCGTCGGGCTATAAGCTCGATGGTGACATGAGTGACGGTATGAGGGCCCAAGTTATCCAGGCAGTAATGGACACAGAAGGGATACCGCTGGCTATGAAGCAGATGTACTTTACGCTCGCCGCTAGTGCTACTGCACTAAAGGACGCCGACGTAACTCCCACTTCATATATCGTCAGTACCGACATGACCTACGCGAAGACAGTAACTACTGTTCCTGGCTCTCTCGTAGGCACTGGCGTGTTAAGGGTATCGTGGACTGTCCAAGCTAATTGGATAACGGGGACTAAGCAGACCGTTCTTGGTACTTGCGTTGACGGTGTATTCACCCCGGTTGGTGTCGTAAAGACACTCGCTGATAACGCCGATCCGCAGTCCTTTTCGGATGACATTAATGTCACCCGTGGAAGCGTAATTGCGGTTGGTGTTCTGCATTCCACTGCAGGCAAGGGCATCAGAGTTACCTCTGTGCAACCCTTTGGGACGATGACGATTGCACATCCGCCGGCTACGATAACGTGGAGCTGACCATGTTATCTGCCGAGCTTACCGTAGCCCTAATAGGGCTACTGGTAATCATTGTCTTGATAATGCGTGGTAGGAAACCGCCAACGGTCTCACCACTTTCTCCCTTCAGACCATCGGAATACGTTCCGGAGGACCCATGGAGACAGAGACGGTAACCATTTTACTAACACTCTTAGTGCTAGTGTATTTTCTAATACTCTTAGTGCTAGTGTGTGGGCTGCTCCTGGAACTTGTGCGGGATGGCTCCCGCAATGTAACGGAGTATGACTCCCTCAAGGAGCAGTTTACTTACTGTCGCGGCATGTGTGTAGGGAGGAATCATGGTGATTGAATTCTTGAACACCTATAGTGAGGTTCACGCTGTGTGGTGGGGTTTCGTGCGCGCATTCGACTTAACTGGTATTACGCTTGTTAATGAAGATGTAGCGCTCGAACCACACTACTATAGCCTTGGAATACTCACTGGTAGAGTTGTGATGTTACTGCTCGCAGCAGCGATTGGAGGATTATTGTGGTAGTGGAGGAGATCCTTACGCCTGAGGTCACCTCAGCTATCGTCGTCCTGCTGGGCGCCGCTACTTCCTACCTTGCATATAAGGTGGAGAAGGGCGACGCCTTTCAACGGGAATGGCGCGCTGAGGAGTGCGCAGCGGCTACCCCACTCATTGTAATGGACCCAACTACGTCCATGCAAGGTGTGTGGTCGCCTGAGGCTAAGGAGGCCTTGGAGAAGACGATCCCGGTAGGCGCGGAGGTTATCAAGATTGATAGCGGACCGACCTACCATATCGTCTACTGGAGAGTGAAGAAATGAGCGACGTTTACATCGCCGCACAGCCGGCTGCTGGCAAAGTTGCTGGTGTAGGCTCCGAGCTTGACCAACTGATGAAGTTGGCAGGTGCGAAGGCCGGCATTTCAGCTGGCATGGCGGTGTTCGGCATCATCCTTAAAGTTCAGAGTTTCCCGAAGAAACTTCAGGTACCGGGATGGTACATTGTAAAGTGCGGGTCACTAGAGGAAGCAGTCGAAGAACTGTCAATCGGCCCGATGCACGGAACGCTGTGAGAACGTGG